AAGATATTAGATATATTTTGTTTATAAAACAAAGACTTAATATTAAACTTGAAAGAATAGTTTTCTTGTAGAAAACTTTGGCTTAAACCCAACTCAATAAATAGGTTCGGGTAATGGTATTATTATCTAAATAAAACTTAGACCTGCTTAAAGAAAAGGTATTTCAAAAACTACCCAGTAATGAGAAGTAAGAACAACTATATATATATAATATAATATATATAATATATATACTACTATATATACTATATACTATATACTACTATATACTATAGATACTAAACTATATATAATACTCTTTTTATAACTACTATCAACAAACATAAAATAAATAGCACACCCCCCTTGACAGGGGTGTAGAAATAGTGTATAATGTAGGTACGCTTGAATAGAATTGTTTTTTTAAAAGGGAGATACTATGCCTGTTTCAACTTACGGTTCTTTCATGCAGCCTACTAGTCCTGTTGGGGAGGATAATCGTAGGAAAATGAATTCGTATGGGTCAGCACTAAATAACCAGTTCCAACAGCAACTCCCGCCATCACCTCTACCCCAAGGGCAGTTCTCGTTCGGCCCAAACCAAATGTACGGCTCTGTGCCGCGCAATGCGGCTTCTTTAGGTTCTATACACAATCCATCCTTAGCATTAAGAACGTTTGGAATGGGAAAAGACTCAAGTTTACCGCTAGGGCGGGACATTTTCAGTAAGTTCTCCAGACCCTATTAATGCCTTATAATTTCCTCACGGGCGACCCTATTCAGTCTGCAGTACAAAGTTTACGTGGGTCTTCTTTTGATCCAACAGGTTCAGCTTTAGACGATCTTTCTTCTGAGAGCCTTGAAATGACACCAGAGCCTCAAAATACAAATAACATGATAGATATTCTTTCTAGTGTATATAACATAAAAGACACTACTAATCTAAAAGAGTTTATTAATAATGTAGCAGAGATAGAAAGTTCTGGTGGTACAGACACTGTTAGCGACATTAGCTCAGCAAGAGGAATTTTTCAATTTCTTACCAAAGGAGAAGGTAATGCGTTTGTTACTGGATTAAATAGAACAAAGGCAACTTACAAAGCCAGGGGATTGGAGGTGCCTTCTTGGGTAGAAGAAGCCAAGGATCACGGAGATCCAAATCTCTTATCTACGGAACAGCAGGTAGAGCTTTTTTTAGCTAATCTTTACCAGCAAAAGGGTACGGATAAGCTCTTTAAAAGAATTTTGTCAGGAGATCGTGACGCCCAAAAAGAGATGTATGGTAAGTACCACCACACTATACCAGATATAACTAAAAATAAGCGGATAAAGGAAATCTTTCGTTAGTATAAATGGACGAATTAACTCGACAAATTGTGCTTGAACGCTTGCAAGACCCTCAGTGGTTAGAGGGTATACTAGCTCCTTATTCTGAACCTACACCAAAAGGGCGGACACCGCGTTTAGTAAAAGAAGGGGAAACGCAGCAACCTATAATGCAAGCGTCAGGAAGGCGTAGTTTGTTTAGTTCAAGACCAAGCTATTTGGGTACAAACAGACTTCCTAGACTAAGCCTAGATAAAAATTTAGGTTTAACTGAAAATTTAAGCTTAGATGCAAGCGGGGGTATAGAAAACTTTAATCGATTTATACCAAGAGCATATAGCGGAGAAGCTGGACTAGGTTATAACACACCGAGCTACGGAGGTAGGATAGGAACTACACTAAGAGGAAATACGCTTGGAGGTGATCCTATGCAAGAGCTATTATTTAGCGGTTATTTGAATAATCTTTTTGGTGGTACTTTAACAGGAGGAGCGAGCAGTACACCAAGTGTTCCGGGTTCTACAAGAGCTAATTTACAATATAATAGGCAATTTTAGTTTATGGCTAAAAAAAGAGGTAATCCAGCCTTAGTAAAAGGGGGACCATCACTTAACCCTCAAGGTAGAACACCAGGGTCAAAGAATAAGTTAACGCTTCTTCAAAACGAGTTGATAGATCAATTCGCTGGAGAAATGAACAAAGAATTTAAGGCTATTATACGAAGAGTCGTAAAAGAAGCTAAAGGAGGTGATATGACAGCCGCACGCCTCCTGCTTGAAAGAGCAATACCGGCTAGGAAAGCTGTTGAGCATTACGGCGCTCAAGAAGCTGGAGGAATCGTCATCAATATTAAAGGTCTTGATGACATCAGTGTTGAAGAAAACGAAACTGTTGAGGCAGATTTCAAGGAGGTGCAAGAGTATGAAAGATCGGCAATGTAGCGATAAAGCTAATGCGGGGAAATCAGGTGGTGTAAATAACCAAGGTGTTACGTTAAGTGCCGAGCTACACACGGCAGCGTCTATAGCTCCAGCAACTAACATACCGCCTAAAGGCGTGTCTAACGGCGGTAAATAATAATGCCACAAGGCCCAAGAACTTATGGTTCCCAACGAGGCAGACCGCCTAAAAAGAAGAAGAAGAAGAAACCTAAGAAGAAGAAGTAGTTTGTGACAACAGAGCTTACGTTTAAATTACACCAAGCACAGCAAAAGATTTTCACATCTCCAAAGCGTTTCAAAGTTGTTGGCGCGGGACGAAGATTTGGTAAATCTTATCTGGCTAGGGTGGAGTTAATTATAAAAGCTCTTGAAATGAAAAACGAGTACGGCTACGACCTGTCGGATAAAGCTTGTTACTACATAGCTCCGACATTTAACCAAGCCAAAGATATTATGTGGCAGTCTTTAAAGCAAATGGCTGCGCCTATAACGGAGAAGGTAAGGGAGAATGAGTGCATACTTACCCTTACAAACGGGAGACAGATTTATCTTAAAGGATCTGATCGCCCAGAGACTCTCCGAGGTGTTGGATTGTCCTATGTTGTCATGGATGAGTATGCTTTTATGAAGGAAGATGTTTGGACGGCTATAATTCGTCCAACATTAGCTGATGTAAGAGGGGGAGGCTTATTCATAGGGACACCAAACGGAAAAAATCACTTTTATGACCTCTTTTTAAGCGCAGGACAAGCAGACGAGGCTGATGAGTGGGGAGCTTGGACATTTAAATCCTTGGATAATCCATTTTTGGACCCCAAAGAGGTAGTTTTAGCGACTAAAGACATGCCTTTAGAGTTCGTAAAGCAAGAATTCGAGGCTAATTTTTCATCATTTGGTGGTACGGTATTTACTTCTGACTTATTTGAAATAGAAGATAAGGGTTTCCACGGAGGTGACCTTTATATGACCGTAGATCCCGCTGGTTACGGGGATGTTAAAGGCATAGCGCAAGGTAAAATTAAAAGATTAGACGAGACAGCTATCTCTGTAGTAGAGATAACAACTGAAGGGTGGCATTGTCACGAAATAATCACTGGAAGGTGGAATGTTAGAGAAACAGCAGTACGAATACTACGTGCAGCACAGAAATATAAGCCAAGAGCGGTTGGGATAGAGCGTGGAGCTTTAAAAAACGCACTAATGCCGTACCTACAAGATAATATGAGGCGATTGAACACATATCCGTATATTACGGAGTTGTCTCACGGAAACCAAAAGAAATATGATCGTATAGTGTGGGCATTACAGGGGCGTATGGAACAAGGACGCCTTACCTTTCAACCAGGGGCTTATACAAAGAAACTGTTAAACCAGTTATTAGATTTTCCTAATCCGTTGGCTCACGACGATATGATGGATAGTTTAGCATATATTGACCAAATAGGAGTTACTCCATACGACATGGATCAAAGCCTTGGTGAGTCTGAATGGGAACCAATGGATCTAATAAGCGGTTTGTAACAAAGGATATTAAAGAATGGCGATAGCAAAACTTGTAGACCCCGCAGTAAATTCTCCTATGCAGGAGAGAAAAGTCTATGATGACGAGGTAACAGGGTGGGTGGTGTACAAGGTAGAGAATTGGGAAAGGTCTCGTAATGCACAACACCAAGACAGGTGGAAAGAGTACTATAGAATTTGGAGAGGACAACACGCAGGGGAAACGGACAAGATTAGAAGTCACGAACGTTCTAAAATTATCGCGCCAGCACTTCAGCAATCTATAGAGGCTGGTGTTTCTGAAATGGAAGAAACCATTTTCCACAGAAAACGTTGGTTTGACTTAGAAGACGATGTACGAGAACGAATATTTGAACAGATTATACAGGAAAATCAAGAGCAAATATCTCCAGAACAAATAGAGGAAATCGCACAGAATATAGACACAAGACTAGGCCAAGTTACAGAACAATTACTGGAGGATTTTGAGACACGCCGAGTCAATAAAGCAATATCTGAAATACTACTCAATGCTGGCCTTTATGGTACTGGTATAGGTAAAATCACTGTAGAGAAGAAACCAAGACGGATACCCCTTACAGGGTCTATGGGTACTACTTCCGATATAGCTTTTGAAGAAGATTTACACGTCAGTTTAGTTCCAGTTGATCCGAATGAATTTGTTATAGACGTAGCTGCAAAAAGTATTGATGATGCTTTAGGGGTCGCTCACATGTATACGATCCCAAGACATGAGGTTTTACAGAAACAAGAACGGGGTATTTGGAACCAATCTCCTGTTGGATTTTATAACACAACAGATGAGCAACATGCAACCTTAGATATTACAGAAAAGGATTACGAGCAAGTTGAGCATGTAGAGATCATGGAATATCACGGACTAGTCCCAAAAGGACTGTTTAAAGATGCCGAGAAAGATAGTGTCACAGATCCCCTTGTAGAGTTCGCAGAACAGAACAGCGAAATAGAGTATGACGATGCTGCTGAAATGGTAGAGTGTATAGTCTGGATAGCCAATAGAAGCACGTTGTTAAAAATTGTTCGTAACCCTTTTATAATGCAAGACAGGTCTTTTGTTGCGTTCCAGTGGGATACTGTACCGAATAGATTCTGGGGTAGAGGTATCGCAGAAAAAGGATATAACCCACAGAAAGCACTTGATGCAGAGTTAAGAGCTAGGATAGACGCTTTAGCTCTTGCAACTTACCCAGTAATGCTGGTTAATGGCATGATGGCCCCGCGTAATAGTGATTTTACGGTGAGGCCAGGAAGAAATATTATAGTTTCTGGCCCTGTTAACGAAGCTATCGCTCCCTTTAAATTCCCCGGCCCTGACTCACAAAGTTACAGACAAACTGCGGAATTTGAGAGAATGGTAACTATGGCTACAGGGTCATTAGACACCGCTGCTCCGTTAGGAGTTAATCCGCGAAACGAGACAGCAGGTGGGATGTCCATGATGATGGGCGCGTTGCTCAAGCGAGCCAAAAGAACTCTCCGAAACATGGAATACGAGTTCTTATCGCCACTAATTCACAAGATTGCTTGGCGGTACATGCAGTTTGATACGGAGAGATATCCCGTAGCAGACTACAAATTTAAGGTTCACGGGGCTTTGGGAGCACAGGCTCGCGAGTTTGAAGTAGCACAACTCACCCAACTTCTTCAAACAACTCCTCCTGGGTCTCCTGCTTACTGGATAGTTCTTAAGGGCGTAATTAAGAATTATAACGTAGAAGACAAAGAAAAACTTATGTCTACGATAGACACATTTTTACAAAACTCTCTTAACCCACAACCACCAGAGCCTGACTTTGATCAACAGGTTAAGATGGCTGCACAAAAATTGAAACAAGAGCAACATCAATTCACAGTACAAAAGACTATGGTTGATAGCGTTAGAAGGGATAAAGAGATGGAAGCGGAGGCGGAAAGAGATCGTGGAGAAGCTATTTGGAATCAAAGTGAAGCGATGGTTAATGTGTCTAAGGCAGAAACAGAACGGATGAAGGCTGAATCTGACTCTGCGTTGAAACAAGCTAGAGCAGCAGATTTGCTAACAGGCAAACCAGCCACAACTTCAAGTGAAGGGACAAGACCCACGGAATATTTAGATTTAGTGGATGCTCTTAAAGCCTCTTACGCAGATATAACAGCGGAAGCCGTAGAGCAAATAAATACCAACTTAATGGCTAGTATAGAGCATTTGTCTAACAGACAACAGATGTTTGGTATGGGGCCAGCAGATTTACGAATGAATGTTATGGATAACAAACTAGAAGAACTTCGTAGACAGCAACAGCAACCCCCAGGAACACCCCCTAATTTGGATATTGAAAGGTCTCCAGACGGGCGGGTAGTCTCAATAGGAGGTAGACCCGTTCGTCGAGGACTTAAAGGTGAGTTGAGTGGGGTGGAATAAAAATGGCAAGTAGCTACACAACTAATATTACGTTAGAGAAACCAACGCCAGGGGAACAGTCTGGAGAGTGGGGAACTACGCTTAATGCTAACTTTGATAAGATTGATACAAAGTTAGCCATTAAAGATGAAGATAATATGGCTAGTGATAGTGCTAGTCATCTTGCCACACAACAAAGCATTAAGGCATATGTAGACTCTCAGGTTAATACAGAGGAAACAATAGAAGATTTCGTTGGAGGTATGGTCACAGGCAATACCGAAACTGGTATTGCAGTAACCTACGAAGATAGTGATGGAACTTTAGACTTTGTAGTATCAGACACCACAGTCGCAGGGGACTCAGGAAGCACTGGTATAACTCCTGGTGATACGTTAACTATTGCAGGAGGAACTAACGTAACTACCGCCATGAGTGGGGATACGCTCACAGTGACCTCCACCGATACAAATACACAGTTAACTCAAGAACAAGTAGAAGACTTTGTAGGGGGGATGGTAACGGGCAATACCGAAACGGGTATTACCGTGACTTATCAAGATGCGGATGGAACATTAGATTTTGAAGTCTCGGGAGCCACCGCCTTAGCAGCAGACGATTTAACAGAAGGAGATGCGGCTGTTACACTTTCCACTTCTTCTGGAAATATCACAATAGATGCAACAGCTAATGATAGCGACATTATTTTTAAAGGAACTGATAATACTTCTGATATAACAATGCTTACGCTTGATGGTAGTGAAGCAGGAGCAGCTACCTTTAATGATAAGATTATTGCTACTGAACTTGATATTTCAGGGGATATTGATGTCGACGGAACTGCTAATTTAGATATTGTAGATATTGATGGCGCAGTGGACATGGCAAGTACGCTTGCAGTTGCAGGTGCTTACACTGGTGGCGGTTTAATGACTACAGGGGGCAACATTGTTATCCCTGATAGTGGGTATGTTGGGTCTGCAACAACAACAACTGCCATGCATATTCTTGGATCTGGCGAGGTTGGAATAGGTGCTAGTGCCTACACAGGAGCACAACTCTATTCATATGATAATGGTACAGGAAGTATAGGACTAAGAGTCCACCTAGATAATGCATCGGGTACTCAAATGGGTGCTTATATAACAACTGATGGAGGAGGCGCAGCGCTTACAGGACACACTAACGGGGCGCATTATGGCTTATACGGTCTTTCTGGCGTGTCTGGCTCATCTCCTTCGACGGGTTATTATGGGATATATGGGAAAACATTCCACCCCTCCTATGGAGGCGTCTTAGGGTATAACGCAGCAGGGGATAAATATGGAATTCTAGGTTATAGCACTACCCATGCTATGTATGGAGTCGGGCTTGTTTACTCTTCAGGAGCAGCAACTCACTCTGATATAAGACTCAAAGACATTCAAAGTAGAATTTCTGTATCAGATGGTATTCTTGCAAAAATCAACCAGCTTCAACCAACGTATTTCAAATGGAAGCCGGAATCAGAGCAGGGAAAGGGTGTGTCGGATGAACAAATTGGTTTAATTGCCCAAGAAGTTGAACTTATTTTTCCGCACTTAGTAGACGAGAACGATGTCCCGCAACACGATGACTTGTCAGGAGAGGATACACGAGAAAAAACCTTAAATGAAGAATTAGGGAGTACAAAAGTTGTAGCTTACGAAAAACTGGCTTGTTATTTAACATCTGCGATACAAGAACTTAGTGCTAAAAACGATGCTCTTGAAGCTCGAATAGCCACATTAGAAAGTGGATAATAAATGGAGATTTCTTTTCTTGAAGGGGGTGCAATTACCCTATGTTTAGGTTTATTACTAACTTTAGTAACTTTTCTCCAAAGACTTGTAGGAAATAAACTAAAAGAACTTTACGAAATAAATGTAAAAGTAATAGATAGACACAATAGAAGTGATGAAACAAGTGCAAGAAGGTACGAGCTTACCGTGGAAAAATTAGGAGATTTAGAGCAAGAAATCTCTGACTTGAAAGGAAAAATAAGCTTTTTACAAGGAAGAATGAACGGAGGTCGTCACCAAGGGAATAACAATGGCAGTAGCAGGTAGAAGTGGCTATGGAAGGAGGATGTATGGTTCTGGTCAATATGGACTGCCAGTAGCTGCAGGTGGAGAAGGGGTAGAGGTAGACCCAAAAATAATACAAAGATTAAGAAAACAACAACAACTAATACACATAATAAAAGATGACGAGGAGATCACCGCATTAATTATGTTAGCAACAATGAGAGGCGGCTAATATGAAAGAAGAGGAAAAGCAAATTTATGACAAAATGTTCGAGACATTAGCTACGGAGGGCTGGGGATTAATCCGCGAACGCCTAGTAGAAATGTACGAACAACAAAATAATATAATGTCAATAGCGGACGAAAAAAGTTTTTGGCAGCAAAGAGGGTCATTAGGAATGCTTCATTTAATTATAGAATTGGAGTCGGTGCTTGAAGGAGAATTAGAACGAGCCAAGGAAGATGACAATGATGTTGAATGATTATAAATGCTCTGTTTGTGGACAAATTGAAGAACAGTGGTCTGGACAAAAAGAAAATGAATGTACCTTTTGTGGCGGGCCAGCTAAAAGAATTATTTCAGGCGGGTTTTTCTCATTACCTGGAATAGACCAAGGCTTCCCTACGACTGCCGATAAGTGGGCAAGGAGACATAGAGAAGCAAACAAACCTAATTTAAAAAGATTAGGTATACCATGTTAGTTCCCCTTTAAAAGGGTTAAAACGAGGAGTACCGTATGGCTAATAATATAGTAGACCCCGACTTAGACGACACGAAAGCTGTTGACTATTCTGATCTGACAAGTCGGCTGGAAAGTGAAGAGACAACTAGTAAAGAGGCTGCAGAGCCTGAAGCTCAGAATGCTGAGAGTGCGCTTACTGATAATA